TGATGATCATTGAGGTGACGCAGGAAACACAAGATTGTATTGGATGATCCTGAGGAAAACAAAGACGTGAGAAACAAGAGGACAGTGGAGGAGTTCCGTGATTTCATTTTTACCACCGTATACAATATGATGTTGCCATGAGGCAACATGTTTGTTGTTGGGACAATCGTGGGAGAGATGTGTTTGGTTGAGCACCTGAGGACAAACAAGGAGTGGCACACAATCATCCGCAAGGCACTCAACAAAGGTGTACCGTTGCGACCAGCGTTGCGGTCACGCAAGGCACTATGACAAAGACTCAAAAAGATTGGGACAGCAAGGTTTTTGCAAGAGTTCATGCACATACCTATCTCAAGAAAAGACAGGGTGGTGCAGGAGCAATGGATCAGGTATTGGGATGTATTGCCAACAAAGTTTGACAAGATTGTGATGGGTATTGATGTGGCAACGACTACCAACACAAAGAGCGACTACACGGCAGTATGTTTCCTTGGATACGTAGGTGATCAGGCGTATGAGATTGCAACCTATGCGTGGAAACTGACACCGTGACAAAATGAGTTGATGTTGGTCAAGGTATACCAAACACACCGTCCAACCTCAGTGCGGTATGAGAGCAACATTGAGGCAAAGTTGTTGGAGGATCTCCGCAAGAGAAACATGCCAGTGCAGTGAGTGAGACAGAGCAAGGACAAGCAAACAAGATTGTTGGATGGTGCACCTGATTTGGAGTTTGGACGTGTACTATTCAATCCAAACCAACAGACCAATTGACCTGATGATACATCATTGGAGTACCAGTTGACGCACTTTCCAGACTTGGCACATGATGACAGGATGGATGCTTTTCTCATTGCACAGAAATGAGGCAAGGGCAAGAAAAACAGGAGTGTGGTGAGAGCGTAGTTTTTATATTTATATATTGCATTATGAAAAAAACAGTTGTTGAGTTTGGAAGTATTGAGGAGTTGATCAATGATCCTGAGACTCAGAGTTTTATGGATTTGATTGCACAAGAGATGCACAGGATCTATATGAGAGAGGTGTACAAATCAATACAGGAGGCAATGGGTACATTGGGACACAATGAGGAGATACACAAGGCATTGTGTGAGGAGACAGCCAAGAAGTTTGTGGCAAAGTTTCCAAGATAGTTTTTTATATTTTCCATTACATGGAACGTACAAGGACAAAACAACGAGTCAGGACAGCAATCACGGTTGCGTTTTGGATAACGGTTGCGTATTTGTTGCAATTACTCATCAATGCAGGATTGATTGATTGGTTGAGGTTTTTATTTGGTAGAACATAGGGACATGAAAAATCCAAAGATTGTACAGCTCATCAAGAGCAGTACGCAAGCAGGCAAGGGCTTGGTACAGCTAAGTAATGAGACAGGTGTGAGCAAGACAACGTTGCGAGCCATCCAAAGTGGGAGGCGTGGCAAGTTTCGCAAGCAGAGCTTGGACACACTATATGAGCACTTTGGATTGGAACCTGATGAGTATTATGAGGAGAATATGAAGCAACGGCACAAACCTGATTTTTCCGTGATTGGCAACATATTGCGTTGCATGAGATTGGAGAAATGATTGAGTGTCGATGACGTAGCCAAGAGCATCAAGTGAACCGCAAGGGAGATCCGCAGGATTGAGGCAGGAGATCACTTGCCATCATACCGTGGACGGTACATGGTGGAGTTGCTCAAGTTGTATGGAGCGACAGAGCAGGAGCAAGAGTTGATCCGTTGGTGAGTGGTGATCCTCAAGGATTTGATGCAGATCAACAACAGGTATGATCCCATCAAGGAGAATATGACATTGAAAAAAACAGTTGTTGTGGTATAACGTTGACAATTTTATTTTTCTTTTTGTATCCAATGATACCAAACTTGCCAAAAGACTCATACAGCAATCCAATACCAGCATTGATGCCAGTGGATTGAGACGACCAAGCAACAACCACAACGTGGACAAATGCAACCACATCAGACATCATCCGTGTCATTGCAGTTGATGCAGACGCAAGGATTGTCATCTCCGCAACAGGAGCAACCAGTGGTGATGGAGTTTTCATGCTCAAGGGTGTACCTGAGTATTTCCACATACCAATTGGACACAAGGTGTATGTATCCTGAGCGACCGTCAATTTTAGTCCTTGCAAATAGTGTGGTAGTGCCACATTTGCAGTATGATTGGTAATTTATTTTTGACATATTTGTGATGAGTAAAAAGGAGAGATCAAACAAAAACGTCCGCATCCTGACAAAGCATGATGACGTTGCACCATGATCAGAACAAAGCAAGGAGAAAGTGATCACAGGGCAGATCTTGCCTGACGTTCCATTTTACTTGCTCATCAACACGGTTGACAGTTCCTTTGTGGTTGGTGGTGTGATTGACAAACTCTCAACACGTGCTGACTCAGGGTTTGAGGATTTCAGTGAGGATGACGTTGCAAAGTTTCCAGCTGAGCAGGTCGCTCACCTCAGATATATACTTGACAATATGGATGTACAATATGCAATGACCAACATTGCAGTATGTGGAAACTATTGGTTGGAGATCACATGAGGCAAGGACTCACAGAAACCACGAGATATTGAGTTGATACCGTTCTTGACCTCAGAGTGTTTTTTCAAGGACAATTGGACGCTTGTGCAACGCAACGGTCATGGAGACAAAGAGTTTGAAAAAGGCAGATACATCCAACTCAAACGCAGATCACTCAAAACAAGATACTATGGAGATAGTATCTTTTCCAAGTGTGTGAGACAGATTGTGACGTTGGATGCAATAGATACGCACTACAGCAACTTTTTTGCAAATGGATTGATTGATACCAAGTTGCTCTTGGACAAGGAGGGAGCATTGGATCCAAAAGATATACTCATCATCCAAGAGACTATCCGTGACAGGATGAGAGGACAGGACAACAGTTTTTCCACCGCTATCATACCAACGGATATGGGAGTGTTGGATCTATCCAGTGAGGTTGACATCAAGGGATTGGTGGAGTACAGACGTGACCTCATCAAGTCAATTGCCATTGCACTCAATGTGCCGTATGATCTATTGTCAAGCGAGAATAGCAACAGATCAACCAGTGAGGTGAGTCAAGAGGATTTCAACAGCAACGTGGTTGCACCATTGCAGGAGCACTTTGTGCGTCAATTGAGGATTGCACTCAAGCCATACTTTGGAGACTTGGTCAATGCAATCAACTTGTATCCAATAGATACCAAGAACCAAAAGGAGGAAATGGAAATACACACAGGGTACAGAAACGCAGGGATTATGACAACCAACATGATACTTGCTCAACTTGGTATGGATCCAGTTGAGGGAGGAGATACGTTGGAGGTGATGACCAAAAAACCTGACGTGGCAACAATGAGTCCTGAGGAAATCAACAACGTCAACAAGATCAAAAAGGCGTTGGCTACGTGATACAATAGTCTTTTAGAATGGCAGAGATAATGTGCAAACAATGTGGTGCAGGAGAGATCCATGAGATACGCAAGGCAACCGCAACTGATGATCTCAGTGCGGAGCTTTTGGTCATATTGGATAAGATTGCACAGGCGTTTGCAAAGTATTTTGACACACAGTTGCCAAAGTATATTGCACAAGCGGAGAGTGCAATCATACCAATCACCAGTGCAGAGGATCCAGCGTACTCAGATTTGTATGATACGTTGTACGCACAACTTGCAGAGATCTTTGGTATATGACAGCGAGAGCAAATGCAGTTTGACAGCAGAGAGATTGATGACAGTGTGTTTGCGTACAAGTTTGATATTGATGATGTGAACGTGCAAGCGTACATCAACACACGCACAGGTGAGTTGATCAAGGACGTGGATGCGACCACACAAAAACAAGTGCAAGAGATCATTGCCAATGCACAGAGCACAGGGATGCAGTTTGATGACGTGGCAAAGGTAATATATGACAAGTTCTCTCAATACAATGAGGTGAGGTCATATCTCATTGCACAGCAGGAGTTGAGGACAGCATTGGAGAGTGGGAGACGTTCACAGTTTGAGGCGGATGCAAAGATTGCAGGAGTGGTGGGATGGAAAAGATCCAAGAGCCAAAATGATGATCAGGTGAGATCAAGTCACATGATTGCACAGGAGGCATGATGGATACCAGCAAACCAACCATTTCCGTGAGTGGAAAAGATGCAAGCACCGTATGACTTTGGATGCAGATGTACCAACTCATACCGCATGTATCATCCTGACCAGACAACACAGTTTTTACCTGAGTAATTTCACACCATGTACACACAAAGAATTTTGCACAAAAGCACGAGTCACAAGACCATCACGTTTGTGATCTTGGAGCCGTGAGTGGAGGACAGAAACGGTGACACCATCTATGAGGATGAGATCATCAAAACAGCTCACGAGTTCATGAGCAACTTGCAACATAAAAAGGTCAACATCAACCACCAAGCTGGGACAGATCAGAGCGGTGTGAGATTTGTGGAGTCATTTGTGTTGCCAGTTGATTTGACGTTTGGTGAGGAGATAGTCAAGCAGGGATCTTGGTTGGTTGCTTTCAAGTTTGACGATGAGGATCTATACGACAAAGTCATCAAGGGAGAGATCATTGGAGTGAGCATGGAGTGATATTGGATTGATCCAAACATATAGTGTTTTACTTCTTGGCACCTCCGAAAACATGAAAAAAAACAACCGTGATGTGTATATTGCACCAAGACTCAACAGCTCCATGAGCAACCGTTGAGAGGAGGAGACAGTGCACCACAGGTTGTGCAGTAGCAGAGGAGGGAGCAACAAGGCAGAGAACAAAATCAAATTGTACAAGTCATTGCATGAGGGTTTCCACAGAGTGTTTGGCAATGGGACAGTGGATGAGCAGTTGGTGCAGTTGTTGGACATACGGTGACCGTGATTGTCTCAGGAGTTCAGGAGGGACATCATCAAGGTAATTGAGAGAGGTGGTGCAGATTACTACTACGCAAACGGCATATTGTTGCCAAAGTAATTGTTTTATATTTTGTATATCATCATGAGCAAATTGGAAAATGTAACCGTTGAGCGTATATCATTGTTGACCAGTGACAACACGCCAGCAGTACCAAAGGCAGACGCAAGGTTTGCACTATTCAAAAGCGTACCACAATGGATGACAAAGTTGCAAAAGTTTTTCCGACCTGATGCAGAGGACAGATATGATGAGGTTGGCAAATGAGATGACACAAGTCTTTGAGTTTCATGAGTCACACATCCATCATCCGCACACATCCAAAGATGTATGGAGGTGCTTGAGAACAATGCAAAGTTGTTGCAGTAGCAAATGACATTGAAAAAAACTGATTGTGCTCTATATTGAGCACAATTTTATTTTGTTTTGATCACATGACTATCAAAGAATTGCTCAAACAGATCAATGACAACATCACCTTGGTGGCAAAGTCATTGGTTGATGGCAAGAATGATGAGGCGGTTGATCTCTTGACCAAAAGTGCGGAAGTGCTTGGAGAGGCAATTGCAAAATCAGACGAGCCAGCGGATGCACCAGCGGATGCACCAAGTGAAACTCCAGCAGTAGAAACGCCAGCGGAAACGCCAGCGGAGACAGAGTTGGAAAAAGCAACACCACTCACGAAATCACAACAGATCACGTTGGCAAAGTTTGCTGACGTACTTGGTGAGCTCAATGAGGATCAAGTCAAAAACTTGGTCAAGTGGGTTGAGATGTATATCAGTGCAAGTGACGTTCCTGACTTTGTTGCTCAGTTTGAGGAAATCAAAGGCAGACTCTCAGGCATTGAAAAGACAAGCGACCAAAATCCTGAGAAATCAGAAACACCACCAAGCAAGACAGCAGAGATTGCAAAGTCCATGAGTAATGTCATGCAAAGGTAAGTTGTAAATTTATTGTATATCCTTTTTTATATTTCTTTTTGTTACACACATGAAAAACAACGAAAAAAGAGAACAGCTTGCAAAAGCGTTCGACTCAGGATCAATGAGTGGTAAACTTGTTGACCTCAATGAGGAGCAGGCAGTGGAGTTTTTCTCAATCATTGAGGATCAATCCGCTTTCCTCAAGAAAATCAGAAGTCACCTCACTACAGAGGCAACAGGGACACTTGGTAAAATTACCGCTGAAGGTAAGTTTCTCAAGCCATGAACCTACAACGCAAAGAACGGTACAGACTCAGAGTATACAGCAACGCCAGTTGAGTATGCAACGAGATTGGTGCGTGGATCTTTCACAGTGTATGACTCAGAAATCAGAAACAACATTGAAAAGGAGGGATTGGAAACAACCTTGCTTGGTATTGTTGCAAAGCAGATTGCAAACGACTATGAGCACATGGCGTTGTACGGTCGTAAAAGATCAGGTGCAGTTGACGTTGATGGTCTCATTGATGGTGTTCTTTTCAGAGCTTTGGAAAATGGTGTTGTTGTTGACGCAAGCAGTACAGCACTTTTTGCAGACAGATATGTCTCAAGAGACAAATTCAGAAAAGTACAAAAATCATTTCCAAACTATCTTGCAAAGGATGCACATTGGTTTGTGTCAGAAAATGTCATGATGGACTATGAGGATCTATACACGACCGTTGCGGATTACCGTGTAAGAGATGAGTTGCAAGTAAGAATTGCAAAGAAACCAACCGTTGAGTGCTCATTGTTGAGTGATGACAGTGCGTGTCTTGAGAGTGGTGGTGCATCAACTACAATTGCGAGTGGTGCAGGTGCAATCAATACAGCAGGTCAAGACCAAATTGAGGTTGCGAGTGTAACAGGTCTTGTTGTTGGTGACTCAATCTCAATCAACTACGGATTGGAAACAGAGCAAAACTTCACCATCACAGGTATCACATCAACAACATTGACTCTTGATGCAGATCTTGCATACACAGTGTCAGTTGGAAACACAGTCAAGGAGGTTACCTTGGACGGTGCTGATTGTATCTTTGGTGATCCAATGAACATGATCCGAGTACAACAGACAGGACGTGGGACAATGACATTTGAGGCAGAGAGAATTGCATCAGTTGGATGGAGATGGCACTATACAGGGAACGTGGATTTCATTGTATTGCACAATGAAAAACTTGGACTCCTCAGAAATATGCTTGTGAGATAATCACAGCGAGTCACGAGGCAAGCCAAACGGTTTGCCTCTTTTCTTCTTTTTACATCATAGCAACTTTGCACCATGACAAACGTCAAAACAGTAATGGTGAGAAATCACCGCAACAGAGTATACAATGGGATCAAGTATATGCAGATTGTCACAGTGGCACTTGCAAACATTGATCAGTATTTGACCGCAGGTTTCTTGGAGTTTGATCCTGAAACAGGAAAATCAATTGATCCAAAAGCGGATGAGACCGCAGAGGATCTTGGAGATCTTGCACCAACACAAGTATTGCCAACGAGAGAGGAGGCGTTTGCCTACCTTGAAAGCATCAACGTGAGCACACCAAAAAACATTGGTGATGCAAAGTTGTTTGAGAAAGCATTGGCAAACGGATGGAGTGCACAACCAGCAAGCAAGGAGATCAATGATGACGGTCTTGATGCACTCAAGGATCTTGAGGATGGTGATGACACAACCACGGTTGTTGATACAGAAACCGCAGAGGATCTTGGAGATCTTGCAGACGGAGAGGATGAGGAGGATGACGAGCCAACGGCATAGTCAATATGACATTGAAAAAAACGGACAATCACATACAGTGTGGTTGTCTTTTTTTATAGGTAAAAAAACCAATGGCATACATGGAATACACCACACTCAGTGCACTCAAGACGTTTGCACCAAGCACAGGATTGACGGATGGTCAACTCAGTGCACTCATCACACGTGGATCCTTGTTGTTGGATGCAGAGTTGTGAGACAACATTGGAGAGAAAACATTGACCAAGAGGATGGATGGATATGGCAAGCCAAAGATTGTCATGGAGCAAAAGGTCAACTCAGTGACAAGTGTGGAGTACAAGGAGAGTGGATCACGGTATGAGATTGACGTGGATTTTATTGATTGACCAGTTGTGCACTTGGACAGTCCAGCACCAAAGGGAGACAAAAACGTCCGCATCACATACGTGAAAGGGTACACATCATTGCCAACGGATATACAAAACTTTTTCCATACCTACTTGATGAGGTTGTTGGCATTGGACAAATCAAGTACAGGAGCAACAGCAGGAGAGATCAAGAGCAAGAGCATCAATGGTTTGAGCATATCATACCGCACACCATGAGAGATTGCAGAGAGTGAGACCAGTGATGGTGGTGCGTTTGCAGGAGCGTACAAAGCTATATTGGCAAAATACAAAAACTTTACTTGGTCAATTGCATAGATGAGTTTCTTGGATAATTTCACAGGTGACATGAGAACGCTCACGAGGCGTGCAAATACCAAGGCAAAGAATGCAATTGGTGAAACCGTCACAACCGCAACAGCCACAAGCCAGTTTCTTGGTGTTTTTTTGCCAATTGGTGTAATAGGTAATGACCAAAGATATATCAACAATGCAATCCTCATGAGAGAGAGCACACACATATTGTACTATGCAAAGACACAGACGTTGACCATCAAGGATGAGATAGTGGATGAGAGTGGCAACATATACACCATCAAACAGATTGAGGAGGTGCCTGACTTTGGTGGAGGGATAGATCACATGACGGCGTTTTTAGTCCTCAAGAGATAGGATGGCAACTTTCACCATGGAGGAGGCAAAGTTGAGGAGAAACATTGACCTCTCATTTAGAGAGTGAGCAAGAGTTGGTGTGGATCTTATTATTGACCAAACACCAAGAGATTGGAAACGTCCGCCAAAGAATATCAACCGCAAGGATGGCAAGAAACCTCAGAGAGCAGGAGGAGTGGTGAGCAAGGGTGGAAACTATTACAACGCAGTCACAGGAGCACTTGCATCATCCATTGGGTTTGAGAAAAGTGGAGGAGCACAGTATGACTTGGGTGTGCGTAAGTGACCAGCCAGTGCGTATGCCAAAGCACAGGAGTTTGGAGGCGTGCACATACCACCAAGACCGTATGTCCGCAAGGCGTTCATTGAGTGACACCGTGAGATCATGAGTGCAATACTATATACCTTTTATCAATTGAGCAAATAATATGCAGGAACCAAAACAACATTTGTACGGATTGTTGACCAATGATGCAGGAGTGAGTGCATTGGTTGGTGACCGTGTGCACTTGCAAAATGATGATGAGACTCAGAACGTGTGGGATGATAGGTTTCCAATGATCACATACTATAGGATTGGAGGCACTATGCCACAAAAGAGCATCAAGAGGATTGACCGTTTCCAAGTCACAGCGTGGGACACAACCAACCTTGGTGCGGAAACATTGAGCAGGTATATTGTGGCGTTGCTCAAGAATAGGACGGATGATGTCCTCAAAAACTGTATCATGGTTGGAGGGTTTGTGGATCTATTTGATGCGACCGTGAAAGCTCACGGAGTGGCAATGACATTTGATCTTGTTATGGCGGAGGGTGATCAATACACACCATAGGTCAAATGACATTGAAAAAAACAATTGTCATTGTATATTGTGCATAATTTTATTTTGTTTTTTACAGGATGCAAACTCAACCACAGAAAATCCCATCAATAAGATTTGGGAGCGGAGTGCTCAAAATTGATGGCGTAAACGTTGGACTCTTGGACAACGGAAAAATGGCAATCGAATTTGCCACACTCAGATTGAAAGCTCACAATGGTCAATTGCCAGTCAAGAAAAAGATTGAGAGCGTCAAATTTACAGCAGAGTTGTATGAGATCCATTTGCCAAACATCTCCGCTATTGATACGCATGGTATCTTGACAGCGTCCGCAGGATCACCAGTAAACGTGACCGCAGAGGCACTTGGTACAGGATGGACGGTTGGGACTCCAATCAAAATCAGTAACAAGAACGGTGCAGGAACAATTGTGACATCAGTTGTTGTTGATGAGGATGGATCACCATTGACTCTCAATACTGACTATAGATTGTATGTTGCAGATGGGACAAACGGTGAGAGTGGGTACACATACATTGTGCCATTGACAGCACAAACAGGTGTGCTTGATGTTGACTACACCTACACACCACACGTGAGCAAGACAATCACATTTTCAGATGTGACCAAGTTGGTTGGATACTATGAGGTTGTTTTTGAGAACACTGACGAAAACGGCAAGGTGTTGCGTTTGACAATACCAAAGGGATACAGTGGAGGGACAATGGAGTTTGGTTTTGTTGCGGATGACGCAATTGATGAGACCATGAAAGTACCATTTGAGCTTGACGCATATCCTGATGAGAACAACGTCATGTTGATCATATACGATGAGCAAAGCGTGGTATAATAGCCACAACAAAAATATGACATTGAAAAAAACAAGGCACCAAGTATACACTTGGTGTCTTTATTTATTACGGAAAAACCAATGACAACCTACTCTCTTGACGGTGATGAGACGTATGAGAAATGTACACTTGGAGGGATTGAGTTTGTTGTTGGTGATGCGTTGCCACCAAGCAAGAGGGAGCATGTCAAGGAGAGGATCAAAAAGATTGACGCAAAGAACATGAGAGCTGAGTGGATCTCTATTGCATATATGATATTATCACATACCAATGATGACACTCACGTTTTCGATGAGGACAAGGTCACAGACAGTGAGTTGGTACAATTTGCGGTTTTAGTTGGGAGGATAGTATGAGGATAGTGCACACATTTACATACAACGGTGGCAAGAGTTTCCAAGCATGAGAGCTGACGGTTGGTGACTATTATTTGTTTTTGCGTGATCCTGAGTATGCGACATTGAAAGTATTGACGGAGTACAACAAGAAACCGCCAGTATTGACCAAGGCACAGTTGGAGAAATTCTTGGCAATCTATTTTGATGGCAAAGCGGATCCAGCTCAAGCCATAGAAAACCGCTTGAAAACCGCTTGAAATAGTAAGGAAAAAGCAGAGGAGCACGCAAGAGACTTTCACATCCAGTATTGTATGGTTTCAAGAGTGATTTCGTTTGATTGCAAAGATATGCCAATGGAGATATACAAAAAAGTTGTACAGGATCTTGCCATTATCATTGATCCGTCAAAATATGACAAGGACAGGCACAGCAAGAAACCTGACACCAAGGCAATCAACAAGCATCTCAAAAACAAGCAAGGCGTTTTATATTGATAATCAAGGCACATGGTATTGTTGTGAGAGCTCAAGGTGAGGATCAGTCCTGACAATTTGGATGCGGTGACCAAAGACATCCAAAGGAAATTCAAACAGACAGGAGATCAGATTGAGCAGAGCGTTGGCAAGGGCACAGAGCAGGGAGTCAAAAAAGCAGAGAGCTCATTTGGCAAACTCAAAAACATCATATCCGCCGTGTTTATCTCAGGCGGATTGCTTGCGTTTGGTAGGAAACTTTTGTCATTGTGAAGTGATGCAGAGGAGTTTGGTGCAAAGTTCCGCACGGTTTTCAAGTGAGTGGAGGATGAGGCAACCAAGACTTTCCAAACAATGGCTGAAAATGTATGACGTGCCAATTTGGACTTGGTACAGTTTGCAGGGACGGTTGGCAATGTGATCAAACCGCTTGGATTTTGAGCAGAGGAGGCACTCAAATTGAGTGAAAATATAGTCAAGTTGTGATTGGACGTTGCCAGTTTCAACAACGTGAGTGATGCACAAGCAATCCATGCTTTCACCAGTGCATTGACCTGAGAACGTGAGGCACTCAAGAGTCTTGGGATTGTGATCAGTGAGACGGATGTGCAAAACAAGGCGTATGCTCTTGGCTTAGCAAAACAGGGAGAGGAGTTGAGCAAGAGTGCCAAAGCGTTGGCAACATACCAGTTGTTTTTGGACAACACAAAGGATGCACAAGGTGATGCAATCCGTACAGGGGATAGTTTTGCAAACCAACTCAAAAGACTGCAAGGTATCATCAAAACAACGTTTTCTGATGCAGGCAAGAACGTTGCAAAGGATAGTGCTGGGATGCTCAAGAGTATTGGTATATTTGTCCAATGATTTGGTGAGTCGTTTTTTGCTTTACTCATTGAGCTTGGCAAGGGGATTGGTGATTTTTTCTCAAGTATATGAGAGGCGATTTTTGAGGTGTTGGAGTGACTTGGAGTCAACCTTGGAGAGGGTGCGGACAGAGTGAGTACGTTTGGCAATGTGTTGTTGGTTGTGTTGCATGCTCTCAACCTTGGGATCCGTGGTGTTGGCTTGACTCTCAAGAGTTTCATATTGCTATCAGTAGCGGTTGCAAAAGATGTGGTCAATGTGTTTGGCAATATGGGTGATTTGATTGGGCATGCGTTTGGAGCGGTCGCATCAAGCATTGCATGATTATTGGTTGCATGAGTAAACAATGCAATCTCATACGGTCAACAAGGTATCAACAAAGTGATTGGCTTGGTAAATAGTTTTACAGCAAAGGTGACTCAAATCACTGGGATTGGGATTGGTAAAATTTGACCAGTTGCGGAGAGAGGGTTTTTGAGTGTGACGGATATATCATGACAGTACCTGAGCAACTTGAGCAATAGTTGGAAAAAGACCACATGAGAGATGTGAGCAAATTGGAGCACAACAGCAGACAAGGTTGCGGATGATTTCTTGGATCTTGGTGCATACGCTATCACTCAGGAGAACAAGATGGCGGAGTCATCAGTGAGGAACGCAAGCAAGACAGCAGGTGCATACTCAACTGCGTTTGATCAGGCAAGCAGTTTTGCAGGAGGGTTTTGAGAGGAGGCAGAGACAGCAGGAAAAAAAGCAGGATGATGAGCAAAAAAAGCAAGTGAGGAAATCAAGAAAATGGAGGAGGAAATCAAGAAAGCAGAGGACACCTACAAAGATCTTGAGAAAGCCACAGACAAAGCCAATGACGCAGGCAAGAAGTATGCGGAGGCACAAAAAAAATATTTTGAGGAGTTGTGACAGGAGATCCGCAAGGTCAATGATGAGCTCAGAAAAAACCAAGAGGCGTTTGATATAGAGAAACAGGTTGACCAACAGGCGTTTGCAAACCAAGAGATTGGAGCGAGAGCAGAAACAGAGGCGGACATTGCAAGCATCAAGGAGGAGTTGGCAGAGCTGGCAAAGGAGGAGTTGAAAACGTATGAGGACATTGAGGAGAACAACAAAAAAAAGTTGGAGTTGGAGCAAAAGTTGTTGCAAGCCAACAAGGAGCTTGAGGAGACCAAGAGAAACATTGCATTGATTGATGCAGGTGCGGTTGCTGAGGCGGAGAGACGTGCAAGTCTCACGGATGCACAGAGACGTGGTGAGGATTTTGCATGAGAGCAAGCAAAGAAACAAGCGGAGTTTGAGTTGGAGAAACAGAAACTTGAGAGAACAAAGGCAATATATGACGTTTTCAATGCGTACCAATTCAAGAGCGTTGCTGAGTTGGAGGCACTCAAGGAGAGCGAGAGAGTCAAGAGTGCAACCATTGAGGAGCAAGAGTTGATCATCAAACTTGCAAACGAAAGGATCCAATTGTTGCAAGCACGTGATGCCAAGATCCAAGCAGAGAGAGAGGTGGCAAACGCAACACGCCAGCTCATCAAGCAAACGGCAGATATTGCCAACCAAAACATTGATGCTCTTGATCAGAAATACAGGGATCTCATTGGGACAATCAATAGTGCAATCCAAGCACAGAGGGAGTTGCAATCAGTACAGGCAAGCGGAGCGACACAACAGAGATACAAGGGTTGACCAGTGAGTGCAGGCACGCCATACTTGGTTGGTGAAAATCCAGACGGATCCATCAATCCAAGTACCACGGAGATGTTTGTGCCAAACACCAGTGGATCCATTGTGCCAGCACAACAGGTGCAGGACGCATTGAGAACGCTGACAACACAGAACGTTGACCAATCCAAAAACGCAACCATCACTTGACCAATTATTGTCAACAAAGAGATGGACTTGATGCGTATACTTGAGAGGGCTTTTTTTAGATTTTAGGTTGTCAAGATGAGATTTCAACAGTGCAAATTGGACGGACAAGATGTCCTCAGGGATGGCAACAGTGGCATCCTATATACCAAGACGGAGTGGAGGAGACTTGCAACAGATGAGGTGCAAGAGCTTGTGATGGGATTGCACAGACGTGTGGTTTCACCAACCTACGCAAGGACAAGAGTCATCACGTTGGAGTGATACTTGGACAGTCTTGGCAACGCAGAGGAGGAGGACGCACAGTATTACTTGGAGGAGCTTTTTGCATTGCAGGATGATCCAACAACTATTGTGCCACGTGAGTTGTACATCTTGGACAACTATGGCAATGAGTGGGTGTTGGATGTAAAGGTCAAGGATCCGATTGATATTGTTGAGGCAAGCGGTGATTTTGTTTGATACGCACACAAGTGGAGTGTGACATTGGAGAGCATAGAGAGTCCAGTGTACAAGAGTTTTGCGGAGATAACTGACACAGGAACGGACGGAAGTTTTGGAGGTTTTCCAGTTTCGTTTGGTGTGCCAATGAGTATGACATCATACACAAACTTGATTGAGTTGGTGAGCTCAGGCAACCACGCATCACCAATTCGTTGGGAGATTGAGGCGGTCAACAATTTCACATGACCGCTCATCATTGTGGATGTTACAAATACCAAGTATATGAAATTTGAGATTGATTGACTTGCAGGAGACATCATCATCATTGACGGTGAGAATTACACAGCAACCAAGAACGGCGTGGACATCACATGATACAGGACGGCTTGATCCTCACGGTTGACCGTCAAGGGTACACAGCAATTTGCGTTGCTTGATTACAATGGATCCATACCAACAACAGATCTCACGGTTGACGCATTTTTTAGAAACTCTCTATTGTAGCCATGTACATCATATATATTGACACCAACACAGGTGATCCATTGACTCAGATATACGATGCGTACAACGTGGAGTGTACGCACAACCTCAACGCATACGATGTTGGTAGTTTCGAGTTGAAAGGAACACACGAGAAAGTGACACTTGCAAACATGCAGGTGTACAATCGCATCCGTATTGCAAGGATTGCTGACGGTGAGGAAAGCCAGTATTTTGTTGGTTTGATCTCATGAGTTGAGGCGGACTTGGACAGTGTCAAGGTATTTGTGAAAGGTGAGGAGTGGGTTTTGGAGAAAAAATATATTGACACAACAACCAACTACAATGACAGCGTTGTGGATATAGTGGATGACATGCTCACGGACATCAACGCAAGGTATGACACAGGCATCACGTTGGATTGTGATGAGGCAACGGTGGTGACTCTCAACGTCACGAGAGGAGCAAGCATGCTCAGTGCGTTGCAAGAGCTTGCAAAACTTGGGTATGAGTTCCGTATCATTGACCGTGTTTTGACGGTAGCGGTGACCATAGGTGAGGACAAGAGCACACCACCGCCAGATCCTACCGCAGAAAATACAGGATACTATGAGTTTGACGGCGTAGATGATCACGTTGTGAGTGATGTGACGCACAGTGCAAACCTTGTTGCGAGTAGCAAGATATTGTTTGGTGCATACTTTCGTTTGCGTGGTGACGGCATTGACAGTGCTGGGAGTCAACCAATCATTGATTTGCCATACGTCAGATTGTATGTGAGAAAAAACACCAATGAGGTGCACTTGAGATGGGACAACGCATGAGCAAAAATTGCACTCCATACACTTGGAGCATGAGACCGTGATTGGCACTTTGTCTCAGGTGTAGTGTACAACAACGGATCATTGTGGGTGTGATCAATATGGATTGATTGAGTATGGATCCAAACCATCACCAACGCATCATGACCAAGTACAAAATACAATGACTACATCATGCTTGCAAAACATAATTTGACAAGTACATACGGATATGTTGATGTCAAGGGTTTGAGGGTTTTCACATTTACAGACACAACGTTTGATGGCAATGATGCCGTACGTTTGGCACAGTGATTGGATCCAGTATATACAACATGACTTGTGGAGTACATCAATTGGCAATGTAATGAGTGAGCAGGAACAACGGCGGATGACAGCAGTGGCAACGGCAGGACAGGAACGTTGACCAATGGAGTGGTGCATGGTGAGGATATTGATGCACCGTTTGTGATATTGGTATACTCAGATCATCCATGATATGTTGCACTTGAGTGGGACAGCAATGAGCAGGGATTGAGAAACATCAAGAGTGCAAGGGTTGTGTTGGATGGAGATCAATTGACCAATGCAGTGTTTGGCAAGACGGTTGGGTTTTCCACGGATGCAGGGAGTATCACACAGTACGGCAGGGTTGAGAGATTTGTCACAGGTGATGGATCAGAGGCAACATTGATTGCAGATACGTTGGAAAAAAACAAAGAGTTGCTCAAACAGATTGAGCTGGATCCAAGTGTGCAAGACTTTTTCTTTGCAAACATTGGAGATATAGTTGCGGTCAATATAGTGTGACTCAATGAGCTTGTGGAGTTTCAAGGGACAGCAAGGATCATGCAAAAAAGCATTGACACACGTGGTATGGTCAAGGTTATTGTGAGCAAAAACAGCGTCAAGACTCCGTCATTTTTCGAGCGTATCAGGGAGTATGACAAGAGGATCTCCAAGTTGGAACAATAACAAAAGAAATATGACATTGAAAAAAACGGTTGTGATTGTATATTGATCACAACTATTTTTTTATGTTTACGCAACAAGATGGTATTGAGAGTGGCACTACTGAACGGATGCGACAACAACTATGACTATGACCTCACAACATTGCTTGGTGCATTGATCCAACAGCATGGTGTGGTGAGCGGTCTTGCAGTAACATCATGACGAGTTGGCACAGGGTATGGCTTCATATTGGTGACACGTACAGGATGATACACGTTTCCAGTTTTGGTACACAATACAACAGCATACGCAGTTGATACAACAGGAACCAAAAAGGTTTGGATTGCATTGGATCAAGCGGATATTGATGACAATGGGATCAACATCAATGTGGCACAAGACAATGTTGCAACTATCGCAACAGGTGCGTCATATCCAGTGACACCACATCTCAAGTTGGCAAGCATCACAGGTGGTGTGATTACAGATGAGAGGGAGACAATACAGTTGGCACAGTGAGTCAACCGTGTTTGATCAGTAGCGGAAAACATTGGAGGGATCAAGACTTTCACAAGTTTTCCATTGACTCCATCAAGTAATCCAACAACAACGTACCAAGTGGCAAACAAAGGGTATGTGGACACAGTTATCTCCGCACAAAACTTTGTGTTGGGTGATTGATCAGATGGTGCCTTGGTGGTCGCATCAGGGACAACGAGTCTCACAGCAGGGACGGTGTACAACTACTCAAGCATATCAATCAGTGTTGGAGCGACATTGACCACAACAGGAGATGGAAATCTCATCTTGAAATGTCAAGGAACCGCAACAGTGTCAGGGACAATCAATATGTCATGAAAGGCAGGATCCGCAATCACTGGTGCAGGCGGTAGGATTACCAATGCAGTTGGTAGTGCAGGAGCATGAGCGAGTGGTGGTATTGGTTGAGGTTGAGGTGGAACGGCTGGAACAGCTTGAGCAGGTGGGAGCAATAGAGGATGAGGTGGTTGAGGTTGATGAACAAGTGGCAAGAGTGGTGGTACTGGTTGAGCAGGTGGGACACCTTGTGGTACTGGTGGTACTGGTTGAAACAACGCAAACGGTTGATCAGGTGGAACAAGTGCAGGTTGATGAGGTGCAGGTTACAACGCTGGTGCAACAGGTGGTACAGGATGAGGAACAACACACGGAACAAACGGTGCAAATGGGTCTTGAACAACTGGTGCAGGTTGAGGATGAGGTGCAGGTTGAGACGTTGGAAAATGATGAGGTTGAGTATATTTGATTGCAAATACTTTCGTTGGATCAGGGACAATCAATTGTAATGGTGCAACAGGTGGTACAGGTTGAAACGGTTGAAACGGTAATTCTTGATCAGGTACGCACGGTGGTTGAGGTTGAGGATGAGGAGGATGAGGTTGAGGTTGAGGTGGTAGTGCAATTGTGCTTGGTGTTGTCTCCGCTTTCAGTGGTAGTGTCACAGTGGCATGATGATCATGAGGAGCAGGAGGAACAAAAGGAACGGACACCGCAGGTACAGCAAGTGCAAACGGTAGTGCAGGTACAGGAGGGACAGCAGGAAATGGCACAAATGCAATACTAAAATCAGTATTTTATATATAGACAATACCATGCTCATAGAGTTGTTTGTTGATCCAATAGTGGTCAACGGAGAGATCAAACAAAAGGTCTCATCATTTAGATACGGACGGCATCCAAAGACCGTCAATCAACCAAACAAGCACAACGTTTTTGAGATCATGGACAATGACATCAGGAGACTGGTTTTTGCTATGGATCACACAGCAATACTATGCAGTGAGCAAGATGCGGATTTTTCCTCAGGTAGTTTGTTTCTCAAGATCATTGATGATGCCAAAGGTAATGTTGAAAAGGACAATTTTTTGCAATCAGTGACCTGAGATGAGAGCGTTGTTGTTGAGGTGATAGATTGGGACAAGAAAAAATACAAGATTGAAAACCTTGCGGACAGCGTATTTGCAAAGCATGATGGCAAGATCATTGGAAACGTCACAAGTGACGGAAAACAAAAGGTGTACCATTTGCCAACAGACAAGTGATATGACAAGGTTGAGTATGACAAGGAGCGTGGTGATATGCTTTTTGACACAGAGGAGGAGGCAGTCAATGCAGGTTTTGAGCCAGCAGTTGCACCAAAGAAAACCAAAGCCAAGGTTGAGGAGACGGTTGCAGAATAGTGTTTTTTATTTGTTTTTTTGTACGCAGGAATGACGTTGACACCTCAACAAATCGAGTGGATATGCTACTCACTTTATTGATGCACCATGTGGGTGATGACAAGATACAATTTGGATCCTGAGGGTATAGTGCTCTATTTGATCCTTGTGGCGTTTGATATGGTGTTTGGCATAACAAAAAGCTATGTACTATTTTGAGACAACAATCCTCACTGGTTTTCTTTCAAGAAGTTTGGAGTTGGATTGCTCACCAAGTTTGTGTTTGTTTCCACGTTTGCGTTGTGTATCATTGTGATGTCATACGCATCTGAGAGATGAGCAGATTTCATGAGTGGGTTTGGTATCTCAGTGTTGTTGGTCGCACAGTTGTTGTGAGTCCTGCACAATGCAAAGCAGATCCAATCCAAAAAGGCATTGCCTGAGTGGGACGTCATCACGTACATATATGACCTTGCGATCAGATCGCTCAAAAAACGTCTTGAAAAGGTGGCAACACCGCAATAATGTTTTTATACTTTTTTCTATATCATGAACGCAAAACAAACAATCTTGACAATCATCATTGCAATCATCACAAGTTTGGTTGCACAAAATTATCTCACAGTCAATCAAGGAGATCTCATTGAGGACATTGTGACGCAAGTGTTGATTGGTAGTGCAGTGACAATGACAGGATCCGTTGCGACCTGAGACGTTGCAACAGGTGCAGTAGAGACAGGGTATGTCATCACAGGCACAATGTACGAAACGAAAGGAGACGCAACAGGAGAGTATATTGGTGTTGAGTAGTCCGCATATAGTTGCGGTTTTGTTTGGTTTTTTGCACACACATGACAGAACAATTGCGACCAATGGTGTGAGATAACTGAGAGGAGCAAGAGGCGGATTGGTGGTTGTCTTGAGAGTCATTGATCTTGATGGATAAATTGGATCAGATGCCAAAGCTCAACAACATCCTCAAGGTTTGGAACCAATACACACACAAGAGACACAACACCTCATGTACCAAGTTTGCACCATACAACATCTTTGCCACAATGTGGGATCATGATTGATCATGGGATGAGATTGATGAGGTGGAGGCAACATCATTGGAGTTGTGACGACCGTGACCGTGAAGTGGTTGGAGTGCGTCACAAGGTTTTGATGCCGTCAGGAAAACGCTCAATCCAAAGTATGATGCCAAACAAGTGAGCAAGTGGAAGTATGATATTGGATCAGAGGTGCGGACAAAGTTGTTGGACAAACACATACCATGTGGATGCTCAATCATTGTTGACTCCGCATACTGGAAAGACATCAAGGATGGTAAGGTGGACGGTACCAAGTTTGCCAAGAATTATTGACATGCAGACGTGATCCAAAAAAATCCAAACGGTGATGGATACATGATGATTGACTCCGTTGGTGGTGTGACATACACATTGACCAATGATGTGTTTGACAAACTCCTCTCCTCTTGAAACATCAGAGGGTATGGATATGTTTTTTTACCTCTCAACATTTTCAACATGCCTGAACTATCAACAAAATTGCCACCTCATGTGACGGTGGGACAAGTACAAGATGCAGATGACAAGGACATCATTGTTGCTTGGGAGACGGAAGTGTCCAAGCGGTTGGACAACTGAGGTGACGTTGCCAAGTTGTACAAGTCGTATACAGGAAAGCACGCAACCACAAGGATGCTCATGGATCTCAGATCAATCCGTGGTTTCTAGTTGCAATCTCAATGCAAGTATGTATACAACAAGCGTGTGGTGAAAGACACAAAAGAAAGCACAAGCCGTCCATTGCTTGTGCTTTTTCTGTACAAAAAAACCAACCGTTTGTGGTTGGTTTTCGTTTGGTTTGCGTATGGTTTGCGGTGGGTTTTCACTAGGTGTACAAGCCGTTTTCAAGGGATGTATTTTTTGAGGCAAGAGTTGCGGTGGAGGAGTAGGATGCACGGTTGTTTGGATCTTGGATCATGAGGTGTTGGAGTTGGTCGCTCTCCACTACTCTTGCAAACATCTCAACAATATACTCAGGATCCATGTCACTCAGGATCCTTGCGTTGTTCTCTCCTCTCACAAGGATACCAACACGCTCCATATTGTCTCAGAGCTTTTTATGCTCCGCAACGGTGAGTCACAACTCCTCTTTTGCTTGGATCACTGGTCGTCATTTTTTCTCAAAAAGAAACTCCAAGACTTTGTGGGTTGGTACATTGTCCACAAGAATATCATCAACCGCCTCAGTTTGATTTTTTGCCACGGTGATATGCGGTATTTGAGACCAAAGACGGTCACATATTTCCAAGATATTCTCAAGATACATGGTGAGAGTGAACACAGCCAGCATGTGTGGGAAAGCATAGTTGTTCCATCAGATAAGATCAAACGGTGCGTGGTCTCCAAGACATAGTTGGATTGCGACAACGACCGCAAAGAATTTGTACACATTGAGTGTTGTTTGTGACTTGGACATATTGCCAAGCATGGTGATTGGATTTTGCATGAGGTTATTGTGGAAAAGATAAAATGGTATTGTAGCAATGAGCAATGAGTTTTTGACCAAGTGAGTGGAGCTTGTCACACTCCTTGTCTCGGAGTTGTAGGATCTTTGTTTGTTGGCACAAGTCCTCCTCATGGAGATACATTGACCGTAGTTTTTTGCACACCTTGTATTGGTATGAGTGTTGTTTGTGAATGTTTGTCATGGCGTTTTGTTTTTGAAAAAGTAAAAAATGGAATACTTACAAATTGAACAGCATGGGTATGCTGGAAAATAAGTGTTTATTTGACCGCACCGTTTTTGACGTTGCGAGTCCACAGCATACAGCGGTATGCAGAGTATGAACCAATTGCACGGAAACACTCATTTGCCTTGTCCATGGCAATTGCCTCCGCACGGTAGGTCTCAAGCATCAAGGCACGCTCCTCCTCTATTGACCAAGTTTGAGCAAAAGAAAAACCACCAAGGAGGATCACAATGGTGGCAATCAGGATTTTTGTTTTCATGTGTGTGGTGAAAGGAATATAAAAGCAATCAACAAATGATTGTATACAAATTGTACTGACAAATATATAATTTGTCAAATTATTATACAAAAAAAGTCTTGCAATTCGCCATACAATATATATCAACGGCGTAATCAAGAGCGTGCCATGCTATTGAAAACGGTTGTAGGATTGGTACAATACCAATGTACGGATGGCGTACCATTTGGGCAGGTATGGGGACAAAATCCCTCTATGCCACCAAAGGGAGGGACAACCGTTTGGAAAACCACAAGTGCTGGCACGCTCCTTGTGGTTTTTTATTTGTCAAAAAAAATCATGCCAAGACCTCAGAAAAAGAATGCAGACTATTTCTCACATGATGCAGACATGAGGAATGACAGCAAGATCCTTGCGGTGCGTTCCAAGTATTGATTGGAGTGATATGCGGTATGGTGTATGTTGTTGGAGAAACTTGCGGACTCAAATCATTTCCGTGTTGACTACTCTCCAATTGACCGTGAGTTGCTTGCATGAGATTTCCGTATTGATAGTATTGTGCTTGATGAAATGATCATATTTTTCCAACGTATTGGTTTGATTGACTTTTGAGACTATGAAAACATTGATCCACAAGACGTGAGAAAATACTCATTTATACATTGCAGGAGACTTGAGGAGAGATTGCAACAGGTTGTTGACAAGAGAGAACGTATGACAAAACTTGCAGAAAAGAGATGGTGAGCAGATAGATCAAGAAAAAGAAACGTATCACACAACGACAGGGCACATGTGAAACAACGTGATGAGGTTTGTAAGTGTTGCGGATCAAAAGAAAACTTGGAGATAGACCACATCATACCTGTCTCAGATTGAGGAAATGATGACGTGAGCAATTTGCAGTTACTGTGTCATGACTGCCATCAAGAGAAAACAAAGCAGACAATAACTATGCGTAAGCAAAGCGTAGGCAATGCACAAGCAATGCGTACGCATACCGAAAGTGATGCACACGCATTGCAAAGTAAAGAAAATGAAACCAAACAAAAGCAAATAAAATGAAATAAAAAGGAGAGTATGGATGATGTGGCAAAGGAAGTTGCTGACGCAACTCAACCACCTCCTCCGTCTGAGGTATTGGATCCACCAAAAAAAGAGGATCCGCTCAGAGCAAGAGCATTGGCAATCGTGGAGGATCAGTGAGCAATAGCAAAGAAACAAGCAGAGATTGCACGCAAAAAAGCAGTTGGAGAACGCAATGGCAAGTTGATTGATGGGATCAAAAAAACGCTCAAGGAGAATGGGATGGCGTACAAACCTGACCGCATGTTTGAGCGTGCACGTGCCAATTTGTTTTTTGTGAGCAAGGAGTTTGGTGAGCTTGCGAGTGGGTACAACATGACTCCGTGAGTGTTTGCCTTGGAGCTTTGCAAGTTGGCAACACAACACAAGTATTGGTGATGACGTGTGCACAACGCAGTCACGTTGTATGATAATTACGCAAGCATACACAATGATTGCAAGGCAAGATTTATTGGACAAGTACAAGAGCAAGCCAAGAAACAAGAGAAAGCAGAGTGACGGAAAAAAATGTTGTAATTTGCTCTTGATTTTATGTATTTATTTTGTATCAACATTGTATGACAGCAACAGGACAAATTGTAAAACGGCAACCATACACGGTTGTTGTGGATAAAGAGGACAACGTCTATATCTATGACAAGACGTGGGTTGAGGCAAACAGCCATCTCATGGAGTTTGGATTGATTGCCTTGCCAAGGTACCGTTTGACGCTGGACAAATACCAAGTCAAAAAAATGTTTCAGGTGGATACAGAAACCGCAACGACCGTGGAAAACTGGATCTATCAATTGCCAAACGAATGGTGCAAGAGGATGTTGCAAGCTCACAAGGAGCGTGTTGCTCTCAACGGTGTTGGGATCAAGACGCTTGAGCAGGCACAATTGATCTTGGATAAGTTGCAAGGCAAGAACAAGGAGCAGGAGTATGACTTGCCAATGAAACCAGTGGATCCAAAAAAGGTGAGACAAGTGTTGCAATGAGCAGTAAAAAAAATGAAATAGGATCAATTGTTGGTGTGGTAGGTGGTGCAATAGGTAGACACGTTGTGTCGTAACGAGATCGGGCACATACAATCACAAGCACCTCAGCCAATTGGGGAGTATGTAGCCATCAGATGTGTTTCCGCATCGAATATTGGAGAGACTAGACACAACTTGGAATGTTGTTGAGGGAGGTCTCATGCTTGGGTGCAAATCCCAGTCCATCACACCAATACTTGATCCTGTCATTTTATTTCCTGAGTACGCATGACCTACCTGCACACAATCACGAGATCATGAGAGTGTATACTGTATCAGATCCTTGTCAGCAAAGAGAGATGGATGCGGATACACAGGCAGGGATATATCGAAAGACCACATGCGTTCTATGAGACAAATCTCGGAAAACAAACATTGAGGAGGTTGTCTGTTAGGGAGAGGACTGACGTTTTGAGAAGGAGTACACGCAAGAGAATATAGTATTTATCTTTCACCACATATACACAATGGCAAAATACGTCATACTAGACACAGAAACAACAGACCTCAACGAGCAATGAGATGCTCAGATTGTAGGCATTGGTAGACTGTACCTCAATGAGTCATTTCAAGATCAAGACGGTTTGCATGAGGAGCTTTTCAAGCCACGTGCTCCAAAAAAGATATCGTTTCAAGCGATGGCAGTGCATCACATCACGCATGGTATTCTCTCAGATAAGGAGTGTTTTGATGAGTCTCATGTTTTGGCACGTCTCAAGAGTGAGATTGCAGATGGTTGCATTGTGATAGGACACAACGTCAAGTTCGATTTGAGTGTGCTCTCCAACTATGGGATTGATGTGCCTGACGGTCAATACATAGACACGATGAGAGTCGCAAAGCATGTATACAGTGACAATGACGAGATTGAGTCTTGGTCGTTGCAGTATCTGAGATATGCTTTGGGAGTGCAAAAAGATATTGAGGACACAGGTTTTGAGATCAAGGCACATGATGCAGGGAGTGACGTGATCGTCACACACTTGCTCCTCCTCAAGTTGGTTGGCAAGGTGATGAGTGGATGGAGTGGTGACACAACGCACAACCTCATCTCTCTCACAAAACAGCCAGTCAAGGTCAAGAAACTGAATTTTGGGAAGTACAAAGGAAAGCATATCTCACAGCTACCATACATTGACAAACAGTATTTGAGTTGGTTGTCAAACAACGCAGAGGATGAGGACGTGAGATACACAGCAAAGTTGCATGCAAGGAGGTAGTATTTTATTTTTTGGATCCTATGGAGCTGACAGACCTACAATATCAGATACAGAAATACTCAGACAAGACGTTGCAGTATGGTTGCTTGATAAAATACCCACAAGAGTGGGACGATAGTGTGCTGACGTTTTGTGCGATCTATGATGACACAGGAGATACGCAAACACTGTCATACCTCAATCCTGACAGAGAGATGACGGATGAGATAAATGATTTTGATGACTCAGTTGAGATCGAGGTGTTGTGAAAACCAGTTGACTGGGGGTGGATTTGCTACCTATATACCACAAGAGATAATGATGACAATCCATTGGAGTGGTGAGACAGGCACGGATACTCACTGCGATACAACTTGTTGGAGTATGCAAAGCAAAATCCTATTGTACAGACGAGAACAGTTTTGGAGCGACCAGTTGACTTGCAAATTATTGTATTGGATTTTCTGAAAACATTTGAGGGTGTTGAGTTTACTGCAGATGATATAGATTTCACAAAGGAGAGTTTACCTTTTTAGTTTCTGTCTTTCACCACATGAAATATCACAAAGAGTGCCAGCATTGCGGTCATAAGATAGTGGCACACGTCCACAAGCTCAACAAGGGTTTGGTGGATGCGTTCTGTACGTTTCGATTTTGGTATGGATCAAAGGTTGGAAATCCAAACAAGCTACCATTGACGCACAACCAAAAAGCCAATTGGCAAAAGTTGCAGTATCGGTGACTTGTTGCAAGAGTCAAATGATGATGGTTTGTGACATCTCAATGACAGATGTGGCGACATGGAAAAATAAATATACCTGAGGTTGTTGCTACTATGCAAAACAAGGTCTTGGATTTTGAGCACGAGGCACGGAAAACACACAATTGGGATGGCAAGATGGTCACAATATCGGATATAGATTGTGAGCGGTATGAGAAATACAAGAGGCGTGAGGAGTACCAAGAGGAGATGCCTGACAAAGGGATCAAGTGTGCACAGATGTTTATTGATAGCCAATAGTATGGAAAACAGTGAGATATATATCAACTACAACGACACCAAACACATACAGGAGTTGTTGCAAAAATCTTGGATGTTGTGCAAGTACATCTCAGATCACATTGATGGCAAGGTGCATATTGATCCACCATTGTTGATTGCCAAAGTCAACGACCTCAAAAAGACGTTTTATGTTTTGGATAAGTATGGAAATCACAATCAAACGCATGCGGATCAGGTTGGAGGCACACAAGGTATATCATCAGATCTTGTTGAGAGCATGGGTTGACGGAGACCGCAGGGAGAACATATTGGAAAAGATCAACACAATTGAGAGCATGATTGAGGAGGCAACTGAGTACCGTGGTGTTGATTTGTGATCTTTTATTGCAAACGGCAATACACGTGCGGTATACAATGATCCAAAAAATCCAAACCTTGTGATCAAGGTGCCAATTGATGAGATGGCAAGGATTTGAGAGATACAAAGCAACCAAGAGTTTGAGAACTTTTTGTATTGGCAGAGAAATCAAGACTTGTACAAAGAGCTCAAGGATGCAATAATACCAGCAAAATGCTACTACCAAAAAAAGACTTGATTGCTATTTATGGAGAAACTGACCGTGATCAAGTGACTCAAAAACATTGGTATTGACAAAGATTGAGTGTACAAAATATATGATGTTTTTTAGTTTGCGTTTTTGATTATGAAAACATTTGATGATAACGTTGTCAAGTCTCTCATCTTGGATTTGACTCATGATGTATCTTGATTTAGTGATTTTGGAAAAACAATAATGAGTAAAAGAGTACAAGCAATTGATGAGCGGTTGATGTCTCTTGGAGTCACTCAAGAAAACGTGTTGCACTATGAGATACAAGTGCAGTTCAATGCGTGGATAGACAAAGATTTTTGAGACTTATACACAGTTTACAAGATCAACAAAAAATCCAAGTATATGATATGAAAAAGACTTTTTACATATCAAATCAACGTCAATGGATAAGACACTCAAGATCCTCATTGCAGTATTTGTTGTGGTTGTAGTTGTACACATGCGACAGCTCAGAGCACAGCAATCCAAGCAACAAACACAGATCAAGTATATGTTTGCAACAATGGATGTATTGATGACAACGTATGACTCAAGATGCAATTTTTATATTGGCACAAAATAATGTTGGATGTAAACACACACAACCACAACATGGTTGACTATTACTCATCAAGATGATTGGAGTTGGAGCCAAATATCCAATCAAGGATGTTGCACCTCAAGCAACTGATGATCACAATGCCTTTATATATACGCCTTGCCAAGTACAAAGTGGACGGCAAAAAGTATTGGATCAACCTCAACAATTTCAACACATGGAAATGACACGGATACAATGACATCAAGGTCAAATACATTGAGGAGATGATGAGACTCAATCCACACTTGGAGGGTATCAAGATGCAATACATTGTCTCAATTGATGTGCAACTTGTGTATGGATCAAGAGCCAAGAGAGACCGTGAGAATTACACCACCGCTTTCCGCAAGTTCATGATGGATTGACTGGTGAAACAAGAGATCATTGCGGATGATGATGAGAGACACGTTTGAGAGTATAGGGAGCTTGCGTCATATTATCTCAAGGGAGTTGACAACGCACATGCAACAATCTCGTATTATTAGTGTTGCAATTTAGTATGTAATGTGTATCAAGATTGTATTTTATTATTATATTGCACATGGTAGGATTGGAAAAAGGGCAGAAAATCACCAAGGGAGTTTTGATTGACTCAGAGGCGTTCAAGACGGACGTGGAGTCAATAATGGTATCAAGAGGATTGAGCAAAAAGCAATTGTGCAAACTCATTGGGATCAACTCAAGAACCTTGGACAACGCATTGTATGGTGAGAGGATCTTGCCAACAACTTGCAAGAAATTGCACGCATTTGGATTGACCGTAAAAACAGGCAAAGCAAAGGAGGCAACGTCAACAACGTTGTAATTTTCTTTTTTACTCTTTCATCACAACACAACAATGACAACAGGAATTGCAACAATCAACATGGAAGTATTCAAACAATCAAAAGAGATTGTTGAGTACCTCAAGGAGGCAAAAGCATTGCCGTGACTCGTGCAAAATGAGGGACAATTGGCAATGGTTATGTGGAGTTTTGCAGAGATGTGAGTCTCACCAGCTGAGGGCATATCCGCACTATGGAGTGCACACGCAAAAAAATGGACACTGCCTGATACAATGATGGTGATCCAACAAGGAAACAATTGCGGTTTGAGACCACAAGAGTCAGTTGCTGGGATGTATCCAGTCAATTGAACGGTCACAACTTTTGGAGCGACCACCAACAAACTCTTGGTCAAGGCAGGGTATAGGATCAAGGTGTTGCAGTACACATCAGATGTGTGTGAGATCTCATTGAGTCATACAGACCAAGGAGAGCTTGGTGTGGTCAAGTTCACCAAGGATGATGCAATCCGTGCCAAGTTGCGAGGCAAGGCAGGGACGTGGACATACTATCCGCAGGACATGTTGTATTGGAAGTGTGTGGCACGTGTGCTCAAAATGTATGCACCTGATGCAATAGGTGGGATGCAAATTTTTGAGGATGTAAAGGAGGCATTGCATGTTGGTGATATTGATCTCAGTGAGGACAATGCTTTGGATGGTTTTGCTCCATCACAGGAGAGACCAAAAGGAGCGGTGCAACTTGGTCATGTCATACCAAAATGATACACAAACACATGACCAGTTGACGAAAACTTGGATCCAATTGTTGATGAGGCAAATGTTGTGCACGTGGATCCTGAGGCAGTCGCAGAGGAGATTGCAGAACAACAGGAGACAGCAGTTACAACAACAGCAGAGTGAGTCATGGAGGATGTACCTGAGGAAACAAAAGAGGATGCGGTGGACAAATTCAAAAAGAAATATGGAGTCAAGAAAAAAGCAACAGTTGAGGAGCAGATGACGGCTTTTCCTGATGCAGTTGCTGAGGATGGTGGTCAACTATTGGATGAGGAAACCGCAGGCAATATGGCAGAGGTGATTGTTGATGCTATTGTTGAGAGTGATGAGGTTGAGGATAATGTTGATGACACAGCGGATCCATCCAAAATATAAAAATGTATTGTAATTGTATAGAGGTTGTATATATAGTGTGTATTTATTTTTCTTTCACCACATGGCAGACAAAACATATTTAGAGGCAAACCGTGGATATGTCACGGCATCCAAGCTCAAGAAGTACATCAAAAATCCTGAGGAGTACAAAGTGCAGTACGTTGATGAGGTTGTATTGGAGGATGAGGAGGAGAGCGAGTCAATGAAAATTGGCACGGCTTTGGATTATCTTTTGACCAATGGACGCTCTCAATTTTTGGAGAGATATTTTGAGGATGATGGGTATACCATTGCACAGCTTGCGGAACGCTTGGCGTTTATGGCGTGTCCATGCAAGGAGTGATATGATTGGAACGGTATTGATGATCCTGACTACTCACAAGTTGTGGATATAGAGGAACGGTCAAGATTGACATCAGTATATGCAAAGCAAAAAAAGGAGGCGTTGGTCAAGGAATACTATGGAGACACCAGTGGGAAGATCCGTTTGACCGCATGACAGGCAAGACGTGTGATTGGTATGTATACAGAGGTGATGAGACAACCAATGTTTGACGTTGGGAGTCCGTATGATGTGCAAGTGGAGATCACGTGTGAGTTTGAGGGATTGCCTCTCAAATGAACGCTTGACCGTCTTGCATTTTTTGACAAGGATCACACAAGATACAGCGTGGAGCAGATCATGGAAATGCAAGCACAAGCATGAGGAGATTGGAGCATCAAGGTTGAGGAGATGTGATTGTATGGTTTGATCCGTGATTGGAAAACCGCAGGACGCATCAACCGTTTTGAGTATGATATGGAGAATACATTTGATTATGTGACATCAATGGCGTTCTATTACATCCTTGTCCGTGTGCAATTTGGGATCCAGTCGCATGTGAGATTGGATGTGATTGAGAGTGTGGCACCGCACATGTCCATCCCATACAGATTGGACAAACAGAAATTGTACAAGCGTGCAGTGGAGGTGATCCAACCTTGACTCAAGTCATTGATCAAGGCGTATGCAAACAACGAACGGTTGCCAGTGAAACCATTGACATGAGAGTCAGTGAGTATATGGGAGATGGCAGATAGTAAATACTACAAGTATTTGCCAAGTGCGGTTTGGGAGGATCCAGTGGAGCCAAACCAGTTGAGTCAAAATCAATACTAGAGGGCACAGTGCTCTCAACTACCGTATGCAATGCGGATGCTGGATTTGTATGACAGCGACCACAAAGATCATACAAATACCAAGACGGAACACCTGAGAGAGTGGGATCAAGATGCGGTGTGAGTACGTAAAATTGCAGGCATGCAAGAGTATGCGGTAGTTGAGAGGATTTTGTTTTGTTATTTACAACATGAAAATATGAGATACATTTTGGATCATGTCCGAAAACAAACCAACTGAGATTGTTTTGATGGAGATCCACGCACTCCATGAGTGTACTTTCATTGACAGGAGTCTTGAGAATATAAAGACCAAAAAGAGGAAAAGATATTTTTTCACAGACAGGAGGTTTTGAGTACAGTGATATAGGTCATATCAGGACAGGAGTCTCAATTTTGAGGTGACTGAGTTTTTCAAAACAAAGGAGCAATTGCTTGCATCATTTAGTGAGAAATACAAACCAAAGGTTGAGCATAGTGATGACGCATCAGGTCTTGAGTTTGTATATGATCTCAAGAGTTTTTTCATTGACTCTTTTCCTATATTGTGCATGTTGGTTTGAGGCATCATTGGTTTTATCCTTGGGCAGGCATAGTATGCAAAACGGCACAATGATATGTGAGAAGTGTGACCAGTATGAGTGCACGTGTTGGTGTGATGGATGCGGATTGGAACCGTCAGACTGTATATGCAATGATCCGCTTTTTTTACTTCATCAAATAGAGATGGCAAAAAATTATCAATGTGCATTGTGTGGCTACATTGGCACACCAGCAAAGAGGACTCCATGATCATTTTGGTTGGAGATTGTATTGTGGTTGTGTCTCATTGTTCCGTGATTTGTGTACTCAGTGTGGAGATTGTGTGCACGTCACAGAGTATGTGGACGTTGTGGATCCAAGAACATTTGGAAATTTGTGGAGTAAAAAAAGTATAAAAATGTATTGCAATTGTATCAAGATTGTATACATACAAGATACATTTTATCTTTCACCACACAGCAATGGCAAAAGTAAAGGAGTTGTTTATCAAGAACATCAAAAACATTGAGTTTGTAGAAATGGAAGCGGATCAAACAATCAACTATATTGCAGGCAACAACGGTGCAGGCAAGACCAGTTTGGTTGAGTCTATTTTCCAAGCCATCTCACTCAAGGAGTTTGCAAAGAGTGATGATGCGTGGAAGCTCATCAAAAAAGGAGAGACCAACTGAGAGATCAAGTTGGTTTTGGATTACAAGTGAGACACGGTGACGGTTGTGCGTACGTTTGACAAAGAGAAATGACCAACGGTCAAGATCACCGCAAGCTCATGAGTCAAGATTGACCAAACATTGCTCAACTCTTGGCTTGGAGATTTTACCGTGGATCCTCTTGCGTTTAGCCGCATGAAGCCATTGGATCAAATCAATGTGCTCAAGAACATTGCAGGGATCAACACAGATGATTTGGACAAAGCAATCCAAGAGGCGTTTGATGATCGTACTCACAAGAGTAGATTGGAGAGAGAGTTGCGTGCAATGGTAGACAAGCACAGTGATGTTGAGGAGGTTGCGACCACCAAGAGCATGGCGGAGTTGATTGAGAAAAAGCAAGCAATGGTTGATGTCAACACAAGTATTGAGCGTGCAAAGGATCTTGTGGCACGTGCGAACAATGCAATCACGGCGTATGATGCAGAGATTTTGCAATTGCAAGCAAGAATTTCTGAGCTTGAGGCAAACAAGGTGACGGCACAACATGCAATCAAGATCAATGCGGCAACAGCAAGTGAGGAGTTGTTGGATATGACTGAGATTGATGCAGAGATTGCAAGCATTGAGGATCACAACGCAAAGGCGTACAAGCGGGAGCAACACCAAGTGAGGATCCAACAGCATGCACAAGCATTGACGGAAGCGGAGGGTTTGGATGCCAAGGTGGAGTCACTCAGAAAAGAGAAAATGCAATTGTTTATTGATGCAGGATTGCCAATAGACGGATTGTGATTTGACTCAGATGGATACATATTGATCAAAGGCGTGCCGTTCCATCAGTTGAGTACAGGTGAGCAAATAAAGATCAGTACAGAGTTGGCAACACATGACCGTCCTGAGTTGCGTGTTTTGTATATCCAAGATGGATCATTGTTGGATGATCAGAGTATGGAGGTGATTGCACAGATTTCCAAGGAGAGAGACTATCAGATTTTTGTTGAGTTGGTTGGAGAAAATCAAGCACGTGAGACAACGGTGACGTTGCGTGGAGGTAAGGTATTGCCGCAATAGTATATTTTCTTTTATCTTTTCATTTTTGTTGGGATGATCAAGCCAAAAAAACAGTCAAAAGTAGATGCGGTGAAAGCCGCAAAGCTCAACGTGCGTATATGGGGAGCGATCACCGTGGCATGCGTCTTGGGTATGTTGTATGTTTTAGTGGCAAGTGTTTGATTTGTTTGAGTGTTGTTGCCAATAGTTTTCCAAGTTTCTTTTGTACAACGATGCAGGTGCAGGGATAATGAGGACAGAGAGGTGCGTTTGCAATCTATTGCAAGCACACTCAAAAAAGCATGAGCGTGACCAAAGAATTAAAGTTTTTTTTATTATTTTTTCTATTATTGTGTGTAAAAAATGCTTGATGAGTTACATCAAAGACGCAAGTTGTGACATTAGTTTTTTCAAACATCCATGAGAGGGTGGTAAAATCCTGAGTGTATCAGGTCACAAACCAAAAAGTATCACAGAGGTATTGTGGTACATTGCGAGTTTCGCAAATCTGTTTCACGAGTATACCAAAGAGATGGCAAAGAAATTGAACATTGACAATGATAAATGCGAGGAGATTTTGCGTGACTTTATCACGCCACAGGTTGAGGAAGAATGAGAAGACGATGGAGATAGTCCTCAAGTGCATGTGGTAGAGGTTGATGGATCAGAGGATCCAAAAGAAATCATCAAGAAAGTCATGGAGGATATAATAACACATATAAGATCTCACAAAAAGAAATAGTCATCTTTGTTTTATCATTTCAAAAATACCAGTATGAAAAAATCGCAAGAGTACAACAGTGAGGAGGCATATATTGACTCACTCACAACAGGGTTTGCATGATTTGCAAACATCAGATTGGTTTGCAAGGATCAGTTGTTGGAGACTCACCGCAACTATACATTGGAGTTTTCGTATGATCCAACTCCATGGGAGGCAAAGATTGCGTCCGCAAATGCGGACTATGACACAAGACGTGACAAATGGAAATCAGGACTTTTCACATGAGAGCGAGATGAGAAACAAGAAAAAGCAGACCTCAAAGCGAGACTCACAAAGTACCAACAGACTATTGAGCAGGAGAGTACAAAGTATTGAGCTTTTACGGTTGAGGCAACAACAATCGAGCTCAAGTATAAAATGAAGTCAACACAGATGGATATGTCCATTGAGATGACTTATGCAGATATGTTGCGAGAGAGAAAACAGGACATCAAAAAGTACAAAATCAGTTTGATTGGCAGTGCAAAAGGTCATTAGTATTGTGAGCATACCAAGACGGTGTGCTCTTTTTTATTTGTTGCGTATTGGTATGACAGAACAAAAAGACAGCAAGGCAGGCAACTTGGTCAGTGAGATCACAGACAAAGCAAGTGAGATATACACAAGGTACGTGATCAGTCAGTGTGACAAGGATCTCAACAAGCTCATCAAAAAGGGTATGGATGCAAAGATGGTCAAGAAACTCAAGGTGTGCGTACTTGGTGAAGTGGTCAAGAAACTCAACGTTGCAATTGAGGTTGCAAACTTGGAATAGTCAAGGACTTTTTTGCAATTTGGTCTTGATATTTGGTACACATACAATACATCTATATTGTATTTATACCAAAACAAACAAAGATGCAAAACGCAGTAAACAACTGATATATTACGAGAGGGGTTTTTTGAGAAATGCCTCTTGTACACATAGAGCACTCACAACATAGTTGTGGTGCTTTTTAGTAGTAGGATCAACACTCCTCATTGTGCGGAGCGTGCACAGTCTCAGGACAAATGGTTGCATTGGCATGGATGACAATGGGGAGTATTGATTTTATTTGCTATATTGTAGGGCATGAGATACATTGATGATGGAGTGGTTGTGTTGACGGTGATTTTCATTTTCGTTGGTGCCGTTTGTGGGATCTATGCGGTGAGCAATCAAGAGAAATGCGACCAGTGCACGGAGCAGACACCAGCAATGGTGAGAGCATTGGATCAGGTTGAGAGAAACCAAAAGCAAACAAATCATTGCATCAAAAACAGCTTGCAACCGTACATGACCACAGCAGGAGAGGTGGTATGCAAGAAGTTGCCACAGTAGTCAATTTTATATTTTCCATATATCTATCATGACAAATTGAGAAAAAGCACAGGTGTACAGTGAGGAGATCAGAGACCTTGCAAGCATCAATGAGAGGTTTGACAAGGAACCAGTACAGGTGCAGGAGATGCGTTTGCAGTTTGCGGACTTGTTTGGTGCATTGATAGCAATCAGAGCGGTTGCGTTTACTCCATCCATTGCGAGAAATGCAAGCGTTGCAATCACAGATTTGCAAAAAGCGTGTATGTTTGCAATCAAGTGTGCGTATGATCAAGACAAGTGAGGTGAGAAAATACAGGATCCACACGTGATGCCTGAAAGTGAAAGCAATGCAATGATGCAACCAAGAATTGTTGGAACACATGTGCACGGTGATTGATCAACATCACCTCTCTATTGATAGTATTTTACTTTTGTTTTTCCTATGTGGGAGGTTTTCAAAATAACAAGCAAGGAGATTGTGATGGCATGGAATAATTGCAACGACCGTATGGGACGGAGAGGCACAATTGTGTTTTTGATAGTCATACCAATCATGGCAGTGATATTTGCATTGTTTGGATTGGTGTATGTACTGAGGATATTGATTGTTTTCTTTTTCAGAAACATTGGCAAGGAGAAAAGTATCAAGTATCCACGCAAGGTTTTACCTGATTTCCAAGACTAGCATGACAGATGTGAGAGTGACCAAGGAGATGCAGGACAGGGCATGGGATGCAATCAGGAACCTATGCAAAAACTACCGTTGCAACAAGGACAGAGGATATACGTGCAATGAGTGTCGCAAGAGATACAACGCACAAATCAATCTTTATTTACACAACGCAGAGCATGCAAAAAATGATCCAAACTTTGCAGGAGGAGAAAAAACCACATAAATACTTTGTATCCATAGGCAAGAACAAAGCCAAGGTGTGGGAGATAGAGCCAAGGTTTTGGTTGTATCCAAAATACAGGATGGACAAGAAGTATGCAGAGGCAGTTGGGAGATTATTGGATGAGGAGGAGACAGCAAAGTTTTTCGAGAGGAAAAGAGACAGAAATGTAGCGGTGCATCATGAGTATAGTGCTTTCAAGAAATAGGTTTTATTGTTTATTGTTGGGATGAGGACAGACAAAATACGTGTGATGTATATCAGGGCAGAGACACAAGTGGTGGACAATGCAACACAAGAATATTTTGAGGCGGTACAAGAGCCACTCAATGCAAACATACTTGGTCACACATCCAAGGTGATAGAGTACGTCACAGAGACAAGAGAGGGTGGAGAGGTTATTGTTGCAAAACTGAATGTATTGAGTATGGAGGAGATAGTGAAACTCAAGCACATGATCAATGATGCAACAGGGATCATGGAGAAATTTGTTGCATGGTACCAACAGCATGAGGAGGTGCTCCATCCGTGTGAGTTGACGGTGCAAGAGATGATCGCATGGTTGGACAAGTACACACAGGAGGTTGAGGAGAGTGTGAAAGGGTAGAATATTTTATATTTTTTTGTATCCATGTTGGTGAGTGAATTGATCAAAAAATTGCAACAAGCGGTTGCACAGTGATATGACAGACAAGTTGTTTGGAGCAATGCTGATTGGAGCAAAGGAGGAGATATTGTGAACATAGATTTTGCAGAGGATGCAGAGACGTGAAAACCAACGGACGTTGTGTTGGGATGCTCGTGAGTATAGTATTTACATTTCTTTTATTTGGGATATGGCTGAGAAAAGACAACATGACTGGGAGAAACTCAAGGCGGAGTATTTTGCGAGTGATGTGGTTGGAGCGAGTACATGGCTGAGGATAAAATTTGGTATAAAAAAGGGAGGAGTGCCATGAGGGTACTCGTCAAGGATCAAAGGACGGTGAGCAGAGAAGTTGGCATTGAGCAAGAACGCACAGGAGCAGGCACAGGAGATTGTGGCAGAGAGTATGAGCAAGAAATGGGAGGCAGTGATCAAGGATTGTGCAGAGGCGGAGATCATATTGATCAAGCACGTGGTGGAGATGATCACAGAGGAGATCAAAAACAAGACATACAAGAAACGCAAGATGTGAGACCAACGCATTGAGTTCTTGATCAAGACTTTGAGAACGGTGCAGGGTAAGGCAAATGAGTATACAGGCAATGAGGGTGGTGATGAGTCACCTATGGACAAGAGACTCAGGGAGCTGGGTTTTTTGAATGATGATGGCACAGAAAAACAAGACATTTAGTTTGTATAGAAAGTGTATGGGTATGACAAAGCGTCCAGTATATAGGTTGTATTCTCAACGTATAGTTGACAATGCAGAGTGCTTTGTGCCTACAATGTCGATTGCTGAGAAAAATGAGCGAGTGTTTTGCAAGGCGTTCTATGACAAGCAGTTTTTTATGGATTATTTTTTGTCACATCGAGAAGTGCATCGCTGAGAGCACATTGAGCCGTGTGAGTTGCATCATTGTATTGATGATGCCTACTCAAAAAACATTGATGTCAATTTGATTGCACCAAGAGGGCACGCAAAGACCACAAGAGTATTGGTCAATATGTTGCATGATCTCATATACGGAGAGTGGATCATCAAGGAGCCGTATGACCTGATGTACATATCAAGCAAGTGACTGGGAGAGATCAGTGTTGGCAAGATCAGAGTGGAGTTGGAGACCAACATGATGCTCAGAGATGTATATGGTGTATTGTGTCCAATTGACAATGACTCCAAGTATATTGCAGAAAACAGAGCAAGGAAATGGAAACAACACTATTTGGAGTTGACCAATGGATCCTCATTGGAGACGGTGACCAAGTGATGATCATTGAGGTGACGCAGGAAACACAAGATTGTATTGGATGATCCTGAGGAAAACAAAGACGTGAGAAACAA